CTTCAATCTTAATAGTAAAGTCTTCAGGGCCATGTTTAGGCAGACCTTTAAAATCACCAGTTTCTTCTTTGAAGGCTAGTATGTGAGTGTTACCCCGTGAATCTTCTACCTCGACCTCAAAGTCAGTATCCGAATACAAATGTATTACGTTATTATAACGAGTTTTATTGATGCCTGAAGGCAGTGAGATGTTAAATAATTCACTAGCAATGGTATCAGTTTTAACAGTGTTCTCAGCAGCTTGTGTAGCCGAGGTACTACCATTTGAAGAATAACCTGTGGTGTAACTTTGGCTATTCCAAGAGTTACCTGTTCTACGTGCCTTAATTGTGTAGGTAGACCTATAGTCCCCCTGCTTCACATAGATAAGCGCTTCATAGCGTCTATTAACATCTGTGGAAGGCAGAGGAGAAAGAGCGGGGTCAATCGCTACCACTTTCTTCTTATTAAGTATATACGTATAATCCGCAATCGTTACAGCCGATAAATCCGCTTTAGGATTAGTAGCTGAATTAAGATAAGTAGCTGTTCCCCCTAGCGTTAAAGGGTTGCCTACTTTGTCGAACATGTAAGTATATGCAGTAGTACCGTCATTCGTTACTATTAGTGTGTTTAATGTTTCGTTGTCGCGCCTAACAGTATGAATGAAAGCAGTGTCTATGTTAGATATGTTCTGTAAGACATTACCTGCATCATTTAATAGTTTTAAATGCTCAGTGCCAGGTCGCTTAGACAATCCCGAAACAACTGAGGACACAGCGTTTAACTGCTCTTCACCTTGGGTTTTTAGCCGTAGTGATGGAGGCTGTTGGGAAACACCATTAATTAAGTTTGGTATTGAAGCACTGATTAAAGGCATTAGTAAGTCCTCTTAGTTCCAATACGGTCAATTACGCGGTAGACATCGTAGCTGTCACCAATGTTGTAATCTGCCATTTCATTCTCAAATGCCTTCATTTCAAAGAGGGCTTGTGTTTCATCGTTAGTATGGAATGTGTGTAAATCACCTGCTCCTACGATACTGTCTTGTAGGACACGAGCTGCTTTGATTGTAATGTATCTACGAGCAACTGCGGGTAATTCTTCAAATTCTAATTCGTATGTAATATCTAAACTTACTTCTTTGCCTACGTTGTATGTGTGGCCTACTCTGTCATACATTTTAGTTCCACGTTGGACTAAATCTATTGAAGAGTCAGAGTTGTAAGTTTGGTCAGCCCTTATAGTGTTGGTAGCCAGAACAACATCACCGTTTAGATTAGGTGCAATCTTTACACCTGTCTCACGGTTATAGTGCCATCCTTCTGCCTGTACTGAACGGCTGGTCTGTGCAAGCGTAGTTTCGGCCTGCTCTGCTTCAACAAGACCAGAGGACAAACGGTTTACTGGAGCTTCACCGATTGCCGATAGCATTATGTTGACAGCTTCTAATGTAGTATTAGGGGTCATCTTTAGTTCCTATTAACGTCTTGATTTAGACCCTGAACACTTCCAGCGTTTACGAGACAATCTCAGCGGGGAGTTAGGGTTTGAGCCAGCTTTTTTAAATTTACGTAACTGAGCTGCTGACCTAGCGCAGTAAGAGTCACCCTTACTTGTCCCAGGTTTTACACTCGCACCTTTCTGTCCGTAAGAAACTCTTTTGCCAGAGGCTGTTATCTTTAAACGAGCCTTACCTTTTCTTGGGGTAGCCATAAAATCTCCAAAAACAAAAAAAGGGGAATCCCGAAGGACTCCCCAAATTTGAACTTATGCTACGTTCAAGCTGATAGCACATGCAGGGCGTAAAACATTGTGGCCCATTGCGTACTTGGCAACCATAATTGTACCTTGACGGTCAATTTGGTACTCAGACTCAACACCAAGGTCGAGTAATTTAACTGTAGCAGCAGCATCTTCAGCGAAGATAAGACCACGTACAGAGCTGAAGTCAGCTTTATAAGCACCAGAACGGCTAGAAGTTAAAGGAACTGGAGTAGCAGAAGTGCTAGACTCGTCAGTTGTAGGAATGTGGTTAGACATCATAATCTTAACGCCACCAATCATAGGTACAGCGCCAGAAGCGATAGAACCAGAACCACCTACATCACGGTTCATGTGTGCAAGGTTGTTTACTGATTGGTCTGCACCGAATAGAGAGTAATACTGCTCTGGTGGTAAGACACAAACTTTAGAACCTGTGATATCTTTCTTGTCGAACTCTTCAAGAGCAGCGTAGATAGCCTTAGCAATCTTACCGCCGTCTAAAGCGTCACCAGCTACAGAACCGATTGTGACGTTGTTTGTGTAAACTTCTTCATCAAAAGAAGCGCCAAACTGTGAAGCAGCTTCAGTAGCGTTTGTAACACCAGCAGCTTTAGCAATGATGCGAGCTACGTTTTTGTCACAAGTGTTACTTAATGCGAAGCCAGCTTCTTTAGAGTAGATAGAACGCACATCGTAGTGGTTCATAGCTTCATCGATATTGCTGATGAACTGGCTAGAGATAAGCAAGTCATCAACTGTAACAGTACGCTCACCATGCTTCACAGCGTCAGCTTGGATAAGCTCACCTGGAGTGTGGTATTTAGCAGCAGCTTGACCTGTCAATGGGAATTGAGCAGACTTACCATTGCTGATAGTACGGTTACGGTGAAGAGGCATAAAGACGTTACGCTCTTCAAAAGCTGTAAGGACTTCGCCTGCATATAGTTTTAAGAACAGCGCGCGGTTATCGCCTGCTGCGTTTACTTGGCCCAAACGTGATACAGTTTGGTCTGTTGGAAATGCCATTTTAATTTACCTTTTAGTAATGATTAGTTGAGTTGTTTTGTTAGCTACTCAGCTTAGTCATCACATCCTTTTCGCTTAGGTTGTCTCCCGCAGGAGGCCAAAGGTAATTAGTTTGTAATGTATTGCTTCGTATATAAAAAACCCCTCCGAAGAGGGGCTAAAAAGGAGACAGTTTTTTAGAACACATTAGACCTAGCCAACTTGTCGGCTATAGTCTTTCTGTAAGCGGGGTCTTTCTGATATCTGGGGTCACCCATCGCTGCTGTTAGTTCTGCAACTGAGTTGAATGCCCCGCCCTGATTATTGGAAGCCTGTCCCTGTAATAGTGTCGGTTCACTTCCTGCTTCAGAACGATATCTCGCGCTTAATCCTTGTACTGCAAACTGTGTTAGTGCTGGGTCACCAGACTCAATGTTAGCATTAAATGCGTCTACCTCACTTGGAGATAGATTAGCTGCTGCCCATTCAGTCATAGCGCGGTAGCCTTCTTCTCCACCTGCCATCCCAAACACTTCATTTTGAAGCTTATCAGCAATAGCTTGTTGACCATTAATCCATGAATCAACTAACTCTTTGCCAAAGCCTGCTTCACTTAGTTTAGTGTAGGCATCTTCAGATAGCCCACCTTTCTCTAAGTATTCTTGCTGAAAGTCCTCAAAGTCTAAACCTTTCTCACTAAGAGCTGAGGCTACTTCTTGGGCTTCTTGTTCTACTTCTTCTGCAATCTCTTCAGAGCTTGCTTCTTTTACGTCTGTCTCTTCTGAAGGTGCAGACCCAAGCTTACTTTCTAACTGTTGGTAAGCTTGAGCCATTGCTTCAGGAGACTCAAACTTTTCTGGTAACCACTCAGGGCGGTCTGGATTGTTAGCTTGTTCAATCTGTTCAGCTTTCTCCAGCATAGCCTCGTCATGATTTTCAGGGGCTGTTGCCTGTTGTTCACCAGTAAATGTGTTTAATGTCTCTGCCATTTTTATGCCTTTTTAAAATTTATTCTTGTGGAGGCTGCATAGCTTCACCAGCAGACTTAGCCATCTGAGGGGCAGCTTTAGTAGCCATATCAGCCATTGTGCTTTCCATCATTTGTTGCTGTTGTTGTTGCTGTGCTGCTTCCTGTTCAGCTTGCTTCTGCTCAGGGCTTCTAATTAAGCCTTGGGTATCAATACCCAGTGAAGCACCTAAACGGTCAATGTAGTCACCTACGTTCACTTCTGATTGGATTACTTCAGCACCTAAAGGCTGTAAGTATTGTAGGAATGTAGCAAGTTTATTTAAATCTTGTCCACGACCTAACGCTTCCATACCAGTAACAATGGTAGGCTTAACTGCGTCTTTAGGCATCTTAGGCATTTTGCCTGATTGCTCCATACGACCCAGTAGAAGATTGACCAAAGGATATTGGAACTCTTGTGATAGAATTGAGTATACACCACCAAGAGCTGTTTCTAACTCCTGAGCCATGTAACGTACTTCTTCTGCTGTAACACGTTCAGCACTTCTCTGTACTGAGCTGTTAAGCAAGAAAGCAAAACTCATTCTTTCTGTAATAGCTTGTATGGTCTGTGCTGCTACATTGAAGTCAGAAGCTTTCTGAACTTGTAGTGTAGAGATGTCATTAGCATCACCATTCACGATAGCACCATTAGGTGACTTCGCTAAGTCTCTAGCCTTTGTAGTACCGTTGGGACGTACAAGGAATAAGACCTTAGATGATGCTGCACTACCTTCAACGATAGCTTGTGTTAATGACTCTAAAGATTTTAGGTCACCAATGTATTCTTCGACAAAACCACGACCATAGCTTTCCCCATCAATCCTTGAGAATCTTAAAGGTATGAAAGGGTTTTTGTCTTCAGCATAAGAACCACGAGAATCAGGAACTTCTACACCCATAACTTCTTGATATACTTCCCACTTTTTGTCTTTACGACATACGTAGGTGAATAAGTCTAAGCTCTTGTGTGTTGATTGCTCTTGATTATCTTCTTGTTTTAATAACTCTTTTACTGAGTCTGGTAGCATATCGAAGGCTACCGCTTCTTTTGTAATAATTTCTAACAGGTTGCCCATAGTATCACGGTGACAGACGAAACGGTCTAACCTAAATACTTTCATGCCATCCTTCTTAGGAAGGTAGACAAGTGCATTACCTGCTACAATTAATTGTTTTATTGCTTCAAATACTGGAACACGTACAGCCGATGTTTCAATCTCTTGCTGTGCTGCACGTTCAATTCTTCCTAGAGCTTCTTCTACCGCTCCTCTACCTGCATCACCTAAAGCAGCCAAATCAAAATCATCTATAGAAAGACGAAAGAAAGGACTGTTAGGTGGTACAAGTGAGAGAAGCAGTTTAGATGCCAGGTTATTTACACCTCTTGCTCCAATACCTTGGAAGGGTGTTTTATAAACTGTTGAACCTGTATGCCCCTCAGGAGGCATAAGGTAAGGGATAGTAAGCTCTGCTGCTTCTCTTGCCCTTTCTAGGAAAGAATAACGGTCAGATTCCAGTTGGCTGTAGCGCTTGGCTACATACCCACTTCCGTCATTCATCATAATTTAACCTTTTGGAATGTTTAAAGATGACTTTTTAGAGCCACCTGTTCCCACGCCTGAGTCACCTTTAGTACCAATACTAAGGTTACCGCCAACACGTAGTCTTCGTTTACTCCTGCGCTGCGCTCTTAGCTGTTCAGACTTACGTAGTTTCTTACGGGTTTTACCATCTAGGACTGCTTCATCTCTTACACCTACCCTAGCGTCAGCTTTACCTCGGACATTCTGTGTATTATCTTTAACAAAGAACATAATTCCTGATTCAGGGTCTTTATAGGGGCGTGTGCTTGTTCTCCACCCAAATCCGTTACCGTTGTTATGCGCTACCGTAAGGCCTCTCGCCCTTATTCTAGCCTCGGCTTCTGTCCGCCCACTTGGGTTACCTTTAGTGCGTTGTGCCATATCTTACCCCTTAGGAATCTGTAGACCAGTGCCTGAGGTATTAGTAGGTTTGTATCGTAAACCTTTCTTACCTTTGGCGCGTTTCTTTAATTTTTCTGCACGTAGTTCAGCATCTGTAAGTTCTGTTTCAATCTCTGGAGATGGAGCTGGTGGAGGTGGTGGAGCTGCTGTAACAGGTGTTTCCACCTTAGGCATTTTAGGACTTGATAGACACATATTTATTCCTCATAAAATTCATTCTGTAGCTCTTCCAGTTTCCTGATTACACTCTGCTGACCTTGTAAGTATCTTAAATCTTCACCAGTAATAGGTGACGCAGGTAGGGTGTCGGGGAAGAGCTGTTTAAGTTGATTAAGCATAACGTCAGTTATACCTAAGTTATTGTTGTTTAACACTTTCATATATTTCCCCAGTATCCATAGAGGCAGGTTTTAATTACCAGCCCCACTCACCTTCCATACCCGATGCGTTATAATCTGTGACAGTGCCTTCAAAGAAGTTCTTGAAGCTGTCCCCATTGATAATCCAATCCAACCAAGGGATTGGGTTTTCCTTTAGGTGTTTCCAGTTAGACTTTAAGCCTAGCTGAATGAGCCTACGGTTAGCTATGTATCGGATGTAGTCTTTGACTTCACCTTGGCACAGACCTTCGATGTCACCCATCTCAAATGCAAGTTCAATAACTTTATCTTCAAGTTTAACCGCATCTCTAAACATCTGATATATAGCGGATTTAAACTCGTCTGTAACGATTTTAGGGTGTTCTTCACAGAACTCACGGAACAAGCGTACCATTCCTTCACAGTGGATAGTTTCATCTCGTACACTCCATTCGACAATTTCACACATGCCCTTCATCTTACCAAAGCGTTGGTAGTTAAGTAGCATTGCAAAAGCTGAGAAGAGGGACATGCCCTCGTTTAAGACTGACCTTGCAACTGATAGGGCAAGACCAGAGTGACTGTGAACATCCATGTCACCCATGAAGTCTAGTTTATCCTGCATCGCTGTAACTTCAGTGAATGCGGAGAACTCTTCTTCGGGTAAACCTAAGGTGTCATTAAGTAGAGCATAGCTACGTTGGTGTACGAACTCACGGTTCACAAACGAAGTAAGCATTGCTCTAATTTCATTGTTCTTAAATTTAGGCAAGTAACTCTCAATGTAGTTAGTGCCTACAGCTACGTCTGACTGCGTAAACAGTCTAAGTATCTGAGTTATATGGTTTTTCTCTACATCAGAAAGCTTAGTTGCCCACTGACCTACATCATCTTGTAGCTTTGCTTCCCACTCACCCCAGTGAATTTTCTCATGGCCTGTGGCTATCTCAACTGCCCAAGGGTAGCTGAAAGGTTTATAAGCGGTGTTTGTATCAAGTAAGCTCATTACACTGCTCCACAATATGTTTAGCATTTTCTATTGCGGCAGACGTTGGTGCGCCTTTGTGAATTAGAATAGCAGCTACAATAGCTACAATGTCTCGTTTATCATTATCTTGTTTAGGTGCTGGTTTCTTGGTTGTAGCCATTAGCTAGTCCTCTTGTGTTAATGCTTTCCAACTAACGGGAAATGCAGGTTTAATTACTTCGTCTAATTTCTTTGCAAACTCTTGAGCTTCTACCTGTGCGCCCTCACCAATCCGTAAGGTGTACACATGAGAGAAAGCTAAGATGTTACCTGACCATATGAAGTCCACCATCATTGATTGTGGTAAGACCATACGGGCCTGTTCAGGAGCTATGCCTGCCATAATCATTCCACTGTACAATCGTTGGGCTGACTCTAGGTATCCCCCGTATGTAACTGCCCACTGTTCAGTGTCCTCAGCTACACCACCGCTACCTTGTTTAATGCCACCCTCAGGTCGAGTTCTCCATCCTTCTGGTTGATGAAACTCTGGAGGTGCATCTACATATCGTCTGCTTACTTCATTCCAGGTTAGTCCTGCTTGGTGCTTCATGAGCTGCCTAGCTAGGAACAAAGGTACTGAACATTTAAGCTGTACAAAGTTATGACGAAACGGTGTCATGTGTTTATGTTTAGCCAGATACTTAATGAGCTTTTCGTCTTTAAGTTCCAGCTCTGTTGCTTCTTTTGCAAAGCTTACTCGTGCTGAGTTTACTACGCTAAGGTCACCCCCAGCGCAGTCTACAAGTTCTATTTTCATTAGGTTCCTTTAGGACGGTAGGGCGCAACCGCACCCACCATAGTCAAATTCAAACTGCCCTGCGTCACCTTTTTCAAGGTATTTTTCCCTATAATCCTTTAGGTACAGATATTCAGTTTCGCCTTTTTTAGTCTTTTTCAAGAAGGGTTTTGTACCGTAAATCCTACGCAACCTTTCTTCCTTTTCCTCATGCTCTTTGTACCTGTCAGGTAACATTTCATAAAGAATCTTGAAATGGCCCAACCCTGCTTTGACGCAGAAACCGCCACAGTTATTGTGACTAAATCCTAAATCGTATAAGCGAGGCTTTTTAATTCCAAACTGTTCTGAAAAGTTTTTATAAACAAAGATACCATCCTCCACCAACGTAGACACATATTTCCAAGGAGCCATCCTTTCTTGGACTGCTGTGAGCCTGTGTCCTTCTGTAGCGTCAATACCTAGGTGTATCTCTACATCTTCTTTCGGCAAAAACCTACTTCGATATTGTTTGCGCCCTGTTTTTGTTAGGACTGGAGAGCCGTCATCTTTAGTTATGTATACTCTTTCCTTAACGCCATACTTAGTGGTGATGTAGTTGTTTATAATATCTCGTTTTAAGACTCTGCTACATATATCAACGCGAGAATTACCTACAAACTTGGTATCTTCAAACACTCCCCAAACATCTTTGCCATGTGAAAGCACTTCTAGCTCACAACCTAAAAATTCTACTGTTTCGTTCAGGAACCTATAAAGGTCTATATCCTCCATCAATGTATCGGCAAACAAAAGTGTTACGTTTTCCTTGCCATATCTATCAACGCACTCTTTAGCTTCCGCAAAAGAACCCATACCCCCTGAATAGGAGACAATGTGTTTAGTAGTCATATTTTTCCTAATTTTTAACCGTGACAGGACAAGCACTCGTCAGCATCTTTTAATGCTACGCGCTCAACCTTCTGTCCTACTTTGTCTGATAGAACTACGGCATTAGTCCGTAGATAATACAAACCCTTCATCCGCATCTTCCAAGCCTTCAGGTGTACCATGTTGACATAGCTACGCTCTGAACCTGCTGGGAAGAAAAGGTTTACTGATTGACCTTGGCATACATACTTCTGTCTATTACCTGCATGTTCTACTACCCATGTCTGGTCTAGCTCAAAAGCAGTCTTGTAAATATCCTTAACTTCATCAGGAATATCTAAGTGTAACACAGAACCATCGTTATTAATAATACTTGACCATACTTCCTGAGTATTCATACCCAGCTCTTCTAAGGTTTTCTCAAGATACTTATTCTTAACCAAATGCGCGCCTGCGCGTGTCCTGTGTGTAAAGGCATTAGACTTCAATGGTTCAATCGAAGCTGTACACCCACAGATAATACTACTGTTCGCGTTAGGTGCTATAGCAAGTAGGTGTGCATTCCGCATACCTGAGCCTTTGATGTCGTTAGGCTCTCCCTTCGCTACTGCTAGTTCCTTACTAGCTTCCACAGCTTGCTTTTTAATAGTGTTAAAAATCATGTTGTTGTGTGTTGTAGCTTGGAAAGATTCCCAAGGAACTTGTTTAGACTGAAGGTAACCATGAAAACCCATAGCACCTAAGCCAATAGAGCGTTCTTGTTCTGCTGAGAACCTAGCTTTGCTTAGTTCGTCAGGAGCGTGTTTAATAAAGAATGATAACACGTTATCCAATAAACGAATTAAGTCTTTAACCATTTCAGTACCACGCCATTCATCAAACTTTTCAATGTTTACTGAGCTAAGACAGCAAACTGCTGTGCGCTCTTCGTTGGTGGCTTGGTGTATTTCATTACAAAGATTAGAGCCGTGTAGCTTAAGACCTTTCTCTTTCTGATATGGGTTCAAAGCTTCGTTAGCTGCATCAATAAAGTTTACATAAGGTGAGCCAGTTCTAAAACGTGTGTCTAAGATGCGTTGCCAAAGCTCTCTAGCTTTAACTGTGTCTCTTACTTCACCGCTATGAGGGTCTTTAAGTTCCCACTCAGCGCCTTCAGATACCGCTTCCATAAACTTGTCAGTTACATTCACTGCGTTAAACAGGTTAAAGCATTTACGGTTTACGTCACCACCTGTAGGTGTTTTGAAGTTCATTACTTCTGTGACATCTGGGTGGTCAATATCGATGTAAGCAGCGTAGCTACCCTTGCGTGTCTTACCTTGTTTGTATGCAGTCATCAGACTGTCTACTACTTTTAGAAATGGGATAGTACCTGGAGCTTTATCACTGACCCCACGCACTGCTGACCAATGACCACCTACACCACCGCCTTTAACAGACAGCCAAGATACTTCTGACTTGTGATAGATAAGGCTTTCTAGGTTATCCCCAATGTATGTAAGAAAGCACGAGATAGGTAAGCCCTTAGGAGCTTCACCCTTAGCTGGTGCATTACTTAACACTGGAGAGGCGAACATAAACCATTGCTTGCTACAATAGTCATAGATGCGCTGGGCGAACTCCATGTCACCCTCACTGTAAGCCATACTAGCTCTAGCTAACGCATCTTGTGGGTCTTCCCCTTCCCTACAGTAATAATCTTTAAGCAATGTAAGAGCTTGGTCAGTAAACCCCTCATTGCGTGTGTAATCTATTTTAATCATTAAGAGTCCTTAAGGTGGTTTATGTAATCTATTTTAATCATTAAGAGTCCTTAACAAATTGACCATCAACCATCTTTCCTGTGCGCTGGCTGATTGTCTTGTATGCTTGCTCCACACATGTCTCTAGGTCTAAGCCCCAAGCGCGTGTCTGCATAACCAAGGTTACAAAGATGTCTCCGATAGCATCTGCAATTTCTTCAACATCACG